TACAGGATTTGGTTATGATATTGTTTGGAATGGAAGTATGTTTGTTATGGCAGTAATTTATAGTGCTAGTGCCGCCACAGTAAATGCTCCATTATATTCTTATGATGGTATAACTTGGTCTGCTTCCACAAATGGTAATACAATATTTAGTGGAACACCTACTAGTTATGGAACAACTGTAATCAATTCTCATCCAGCCCCTAATCTTTATCCCCCGATATATTTATAACAAATGATATACATAGAACAAAACGCAAACAATCAAATATTCGTAAATGTTAGTGAGTATAAAACATTATCATCACCAACTTATTTGTGGAGGATACAGAACTCACAATCTTTAATTTATACGAGTTTTATTCCTTTCAACATAACAGATACTTACCCATCAAAGTATGCCAACAAGTATGATGTATTTGAGTTTAACACAAATAAAAATCAACCTGTAAATTATATTGCTTCTGGGGCTTCTGCTTGTAATCTACATTTGGAGGACAACAACCAATACTGGGTTGGGATATACGAACAATCATCACCAACAAACTTAAATGTGGATTACACTACAGCTAAATTACTAACATCTTTAGCATTTATATTTGTTAGTAGTAATAGTATTTTCTATTCGGGTAATCCTGCTCTTACAGCAGATAATGTAATTTATTACAGAACATAAGACAAACTTAAAGATATTTATACATATATGGACGATAAAAAATCAAATTATTCATTCAACACTTACAATATTCCTCGTATCAATCGTATTGATACAAGAGAAAATGTTGAGATAGAAAGACGCCAAGATGCTTGGATTAACTGGGGTAATATCAATAATGACTATCCACAATTCTTATTACAACTAAAAACAGCATCACCCATTATGTCCGTGTGTATTGATTCCAAAGTCAATATGGGTATTGGTGATGGTGTTGATATAGAAGGTCTCGGTAATGTCCTTGTAAATCGTTTTGAGACCATTTCAGAGTTGTATTACAAGATACTTTATGATGTGAATATTTTTGGAGGGTTTGCTCTTGAGTGTATCCCTTCTCGTGATGGAACAAGAATAGAAAGTATTTACCATTTACCATTTCAGAATATCCGTGTTGGAAAAGACGATGATGACGATAAGACAGATATGGAACTTGACTGGTTTTATTATTGTGAAAATTGGTCTGCGTTTAGAAAAAAGATTGTTAAGTTTCACGGATTAGATTTAACCCGTAATGAAGGACGACAAATCTATTATTGGAAGTCATATATTCCAAGTGATAATAAACATTATCCGGAAACTCCATATCAATCAGCAGTAAATGCCATCGTTCTTGAAGCAGAGATATTTGACTTTCACAAAAGAAATATTGCTACATCACTTATGCCAAATCTGTTTGTTTCGCTTATTGGAGACCCTACCCCTACTGAAAAACAAGAGGTATATGAAGAGTTGGTTAGGTCATATCAAGGAAAGTTCGGAACAAAAGTTATGTTGTCTTTTTCAGATTCATCAGAGGAAAGACCGGTGATAGAACCAATCGCTAATAGTGGTAATGATAATTTTTATCTTGAGGTTTTACAAATGTCCGTTCAATCCACACTAACAGCGTTTCAGATAAGTTCGCCCTTATTATTAGGCATTCAGACATTCGGGAGTAATCCATTTTCACAAAACGCAGATGAGTTAGTAGTGGCAACAAATCATATGTTAGAGTTCGTTATTAAACCGGCTATTACAAAAATGAATATGGGATTACAAAATGTATTATCGTTGAAATACAATCAACCAATTAAAATTATAAACAAGTTTCACAAACCAATCTTAAACTAATATGATATACTGGATTAGTACTGACTATGTCTTAAATAATTTACCTGTTGAATATTCTTTATTGTCGGGTAATATATTACCTGCTTTACAACAGGCACACTTTATTAACGCAAGAGATTTACTTGGTGATTTATTATACGACCAAATAAACTTATTGATTACGACAGGGGATATTAACGACCCAAGTAATTTGGATTATAAGTTTTTGTTGGATACATATTTGACTGATGTTGTTTTATATTGGACGCAAGTTTATATGACTACAAACTTATTGGCAAAATATGCTAATCGTGGTTTATCAACTGAAACAAGTGAGTTCTCAACTAATGCTGACTTATCTTTGTATAGAACATTAAAGAACGAGTTTATTGAACTTGCTGGTTATTATTCTCAAAGATGTAAGGACTGGTTATATTTTAATCAAAACTTATATCCAGAATATCAATATTTTATCCAAAACGGATTACAACCTGCTAATCCAAGAGACAAGTATAAATCAGGTGGTTTAATCTTGGACGCAAGACCTCGTTTCTCTTGGAATAATATGTGTTGGTATTAGACCTCTGGTTAAACGATAATATTAAAATGATACAATCTATTACCTCAATATAGATAGTGTCTTAAAACTCATTAAAATAGGTTCTACTATGAATTATTTACCAGACTACAAGCGTGGAGAAAGTTTAATTGGATATTCTGCTAGATGTTCTACTGGCAGAGATTTAATTACTGCTGTTCCTTCGGTTCAGGCACGACTTGATATTTGTAAGGAACACGCAAATCAAATGAGGGACGCTATGCGTCAGCCCTTCACATCTACATCAAAATTGAGTAGAAAAAAATAATTCATAATCATTTCACTTTTTTTAATATTACAATATATTTATTATTGTAGTTAAATACTACTCACTTGTCGTAATAATTCTCGGGACTTATAAAGGACAACCATAACCATTCAGGTTATAAAGTGAAAAGGAACCTTGCTAAATACCAGATTATACTGGGGGGCTGGGGGGACTTATCACTTTTCCATTCCCTTCAGGGAATTAAAGTATTAAAAGAAACTAGCATTCAGATATTTAATCTAGTCTAGTAGAGAATAAATAAGTAAAATTATTTAAGTTTAATTAAGTCCCGAACTATATTAAACCTCTACTAGACTAGATTTTTTTTATTTAATAATAATTTATATTTTATTTGACTTTTAATAATATTGTTGTATATTTATGTATATGAAATTAAAAAGTATATTATTAAAAGAAGAGATACACGATGAAGCAAGGCTCTATTGTGTAGAGAAAGGATTAGTCCTTAAAACCTTTATTGAAAGGTTAGTTAAAAGAGAATTAGATTTATTAAAAACTAAAGTGGGAGACAAAAATGAGAAACTTATTATCAGCAACAGAACAAGCGAGGAATAAAAGATTAAAAGAATTATTCAACGAAAGACAGAATAAAACTAATGTTCCACAACCACCACCAATTACTAATACTTGTTTTTTAACCTATGAAGAATTAGATAGGGTTAAACAATTAGTTAAAGAAGGTATGAGGAGAGATGAAGCAGTTGGAAAAGTATTAAATAATTTATGAGAGATTTAACAAATATTCCGGAAAGATTCCATATCTTATTTACAGATGTAAGTTGGAGTAGTGGAAATGAAAGTAAGATGGGAGCATTACAAAGGAGTAATATAAACCAGTTATATTTGGAATATAACAAATGGAGTATAGAACAAATTATAAACCCTCCTTCAACGAATAATGAAGAAGAAGTAGTAAAAGGTTTTATCAAGGATTAGTTATTTAACTTTAAGAAAAGAATAATATATTTATTGTAGGAAGGGGGTATGTCTTTTATTTAATAATGCTCCCACATTTATTAAATTATATTCTTGTATTTAATTTTTTTTTAACTCATATCTATAAATCCCCCTTCCTTTTTTAATATGGCATCAAATCTATTAGTAAGAAAAAAACGAGTATCAACTGAAGGTGAGTGGGAATATGAATGTGCCATTTGCCTTAACTGGTTCCCAAAGGTTAGTTTTTCTGGTTGTCGTAAAGCAGTTGATGCTTATGCTAATTGTTTATTATGTAAAAAGTGTAAGCACGGAAAAATTAAAACTATTAAAGAAGATAATGTTGAAAGATTAAAAAATGAGATATTAACTGATATGGGGTTTTTCAACTACAAAGATAGTAATGAGTGGTACGAAGCAAAGAAAATACAACATAGTAGAAACAAGTAATATTTATTGTTTATGAACGAAGGAATTATTTTAATCATATCAAATGCTTTAACTGCTCTTGCCTCATTTTTTGTGGGTAGGAGAAAGTCAGTAGCCGATAGTGATAATGCGATATTGAATAATCTTGCTACATCAATACAGATTTATCAAACTATAATTGAGGACTTGAAAGAGGAGATACACCAACTTAATATCAAGGTAGAACAACTTGAAAAGAAAGTTGATTTTCTTACAGAAGAAAACACTAAATTACGAGGATACGGAAAAACATTATAGTATGACCGATATTGATATTGAAAATATTGACGCAAAAGATTTATTCAAGGTTGATGTTGAAGTAAGAAAAAAGATTATTGAAAGTGGTGTTGAGGTGTTATTAAACAACGCAATACTAACCAGTAAAACAACTAATATAAAATTATCAAAGGTTCTCAACGATACATTAGCATCTATTGAGTTTCATTTGGAAATGTATAAAGAAGACGAAAATTATGAACTCTGTTATTATATGACGGAATTACAATTTGGATTATTAAAGAGAATAAATCAGGCACAACAAATATAATAATGGCAGAATACGATATAGACATAGATGGCAATTTCTATAAAGATGGAAAGAAGGGGAAACAATCCAACCATAACAAAGGATATAAAGTTATTTCTATGGGAGGTAAAATGAAATATATTCATAGGTTATTGGCTGAAAAATATATTCCAAATCCAAATAACTATTGTTGTGTAAATCACAAGAACGGGGTTAAACACGATAATAGAATTGAGAACCTTGAGTGGATTACCAACAGAGACAATTTAGAACACGCAAGATTAAATGGTTTTTCAGAACCAAAACAATTAGGTATTCCATCATTTACTAAACAACAGGTTTATTATATTTTAGAACAACGAGACGCTGGCAGGACTTATGTTAATATTGCTAAAGAAATGAATAGAGATGGTAAGACAATTTGGAGAGTGTGTAATGGTAAATCATATAAAGATTTTTTAGAACAAAGAACAAATGTGCTCTTGTAAAATGACCCCACTACAGAAAGTGGAACGCAGGCTCACTAGTTCAGGTTGGAGTAGATTAGCCAATTCAGAGTTGGCTATTGTTGATGAGTTTATTTTTTCCAAATTGGGAATCAGACCTTCATCACAAGAAGATAGACAAAACAAATATGGAGACGCAAAATCAAGAAAATAACGAAGAGCCAAAAAAGAAACGAGGATACATATTTTCTCGTAAGCCTAGGAACCAAGAAAAAACTACCAATAAACAGAATTGTTTGTTGAAACAAATAGCGGCTGGTAATAGTATTAACGAATCAAGCAAGTTTTGTAAATGTTCTGCTGTATCTTACCATAGATGGAAAAAATACGACGATGTGTTTGGAAAGAAAATTGACGAGCAGTTCCAATTAAAATTAGAATTGGCAGAAGAACTACTTATGAATCAAATGAAGGACGACCCGAATCTCCTTCAGTTTTTCTTGAAACATAGACACACAGAATACAAACAAAAACAATCAATAGAATTGAACCATAAAGGTCTTGACGAAATCGTTGTAAAGGTTATATTACCTGAAGAATACCAAGCCGAACAAAAACCTACAACTGTATAATTGTTCTATACGCCATTATAAAGAAATTATCAAAGAGGTTTTAAGGATAGACAGAAATGTTTATCCTTTTTTTTTTATTCTTATATTTATAATATTATGACGGGAGCAACATTTAGATTTTATAAAAGACATAAGTTCATCATCGGAATCATCGTATTCACAAATGGGGACGCTGGCATCAATTCTTACCTTCTCAACACAATCCCCCAACTTACCAAAGATAGTTCATTACAGGACATCTATGAGAGTTTTAGACACCACGAAATCAATATCAACTTTCTTGAATTATTATACAACAAACAATCCAAGACAAAGGGTATAGATGTTTGGGCTTTCACAGAGAATATGAAAAGTTCTACCATATGGAAGAAACTACAAATACCTTATGGTGAGTATGATTACAAAATAGAATTGGGTAGAAGTAATAAGATTAAAATAAACTATAAAGACACAACAGAATATTTTACTATGGAGAATCTATGGAAAGTTGATAGATGGATTCAAGATGTAAATGATGAGTATGATTGTGATTGTAAAGATAAAACAATTTAGATGGCTAAAACAAAAACATTAAAGAACGCTAGAACAACTTTCGGTAAAAGAAAAAAAGGGGTTCATAAAAAGAAGGTGAATAAAAGAACACCAAAGACCAGCAAATATGCCGGACAAGGAAGATGAAAAGAACAATAGCAAAAAATACATTATCATTTACGACATCAAAAACTATGATGTATTTAAGAACCCCAACTGATATATGGGAATCAATATCAAAAGAGTTTAACTTTACATTAGATGCTTGTGCTTCAGATGAGAACCATTTGTTAGAAAAATATTACACAAAAGATAATAGTTGTTTAGATAAAGATTGGACTGGTGAGGTTGTTTATTGCCACCCTCTATTTGATATTTACATCGGCAAGTTTGCTGAAAAGTGTTATAAAGAAATGATAGAACACGATGTTTGTTCTGTTATGTTAATTCCATCATCAACTCACACAAGATATTTTCACAAATACATTTATAAAAAACCAAATGTGGAAATTAGATTTTTGGAGAAACCTGTTAAGGGTTTTAGATTTTTACACGATGGGGGTATTGAAGATGACCCAACAAAAATAGGATACATAAAACCACTAATGCTGGTAATTTTTAATAAAAAATAATATGATAGAACAACACTTATTTAATGGAGATAGTGCGGAGGTACTTAAAACACTCAAAGATGAATCAATAGATATGCTTGCGTGCGACCCCCCGTATGCCTTAAACTTTATGGGTAAAGATTGGGATAAAACACTACCACCAAAAGAGATTTGGCAAGAGTGTTATAGGGTATTAAAACCTGGTTCATTTATCGCTGTAATGAGTAGTCCTCGTAGTGATGTATTATATCGTATGATTAAGGACTTGGAAGATTCGGGGTTTGATATGTCGTTTAGTCCGTTGTATTTTACTTATCACACAGGGTTCCCAAAAGCATCAGACACAAGCAAGATGATTGATAAGAGAGCTAATGCTGAACGAGAGGTTTTAGGTAAAGCTAAAGGAGCAGGAACAACTGGTAATTCTTATGTTAGTAATAATACAGATTATATTGGTGGTGATACTGGTGTATTCAAGAGTGAGGTTGATATTACAGAACCAGCAACAGACCTGGCAAAGAAATACGAAGGAAGCAAATTAGGATTCCAACCTAAACCTGCTGTGGAACATATTATTATTGGTATGAAACCACACAAACAAAAAAGTTATATTGATAATGTATTAAACTTTGAGGCACTACCTGATAATATTAAAATGACTTATCCATTTCTACAAGTTCCTAAACCAGCAAAGAAGGAAAAAGATTTTGGAATGACCGGTGAAGAAAAGAAAAAACCACAACGAGACGAAGGACAAGAGAACTTTGATGTTCCATTTAAGAACAGACCGAATACAGCAAAGAATATTCACGCAACGGTTAAACCTATTAAACTTATGTCTTACATCATTACCTTATTCACAAGGGAAGGTGATTGGGTTATTGACCCCTTCCTAGGCAGCGGAACAACTGGTCTGGCCTCAAAGTTATTAAACAGAAACTTTATTGGAGTGGAAAGAGAAGAAGAATACTTTGATATTTGTAATGAAAGATTATCTGTTTCAAGAGAGGAACTAATAAAGTTTTTTAAGGATAAGAAATGAAATACTCAAAAGGTATAATGTGGTTAGATGATTGTAGGATTCCTTTTGTTGAAACTGACCCATTACAAAATGGAATAAGTGGTAGAGATAATGGTAAGATGGATACTAATAATCAAGGTTGGGGATTTAAGAGATTAGATAGAGAAGCAGGTTTAGGTAGATTCACTCCTAATTTACTGGTATGTGATGATATGTTAAATGATGGTAAAATATCTATAAGTGAAGGTGGTAAAACAACAAGGGATACAGCACATTTTGGAGGAGCAACATTTAAGATGGAAGGATATGGTGATAAAGGAACAAATAGTAGATACTACGACCTTGATAAATGGTTTGATAAAGTAATAGATGAGATACAGTAAAGGTATAATGTGGCTCGCAGATTGTAGGATTCCTTTTGAGGCAGACGATAAGTTTGATATTAGAAGGTATAAAGAATATCACGACACATTTAGTTCTTATGAAAATACTGGTTCGGCAGATGGTAAGTATGAGGTAAATGAACCAGACACAAAAGGTAGATTCACTCCTAATTTACTAGTATGTGATGATATGTTAAATGATGGTGTTATAACAAAACAAAGTAAGAGAACATATAAACCAACATCACATCAAGGTTCTTTATTTGGTAATAGTCCCCAAGCACACGGAGAAGGAATTGGTGATAGTGGTTCATCATCAAGGTATTATGATTTAGATAAATGGTTTGATAAAATAATTAAAGAATTATATTAAAATATATTTGTTAGATTAAAATATTATTCTTATCTTTGTAGGACACAAATAAAAAATAGAACTTATGGCAAACAAAGAAATCACAACACAACAAAAACAATTTTTTAAGAATTGGGAA